GCAGAAGGGTGGGGAGCCTATCGAATGGCTCCCCTAACTTCTCCATACGTGAATTGGAGAAACCAAAATGGGTTTAGTTAACATCCAGATGACCAACTTCGAGAACGGTGTAAACAACCGTAACGCTGCGGACCCCTTCGGTTCGATGGCTCAACTCGATCCCACACGCTTCCATAACTTCATGGAAGATTTCGATTCCTTTACCGCTGGCGACTGGACACTGGTCACCACGGGTGCGACTGCGCTGCAAGCTCTTGACGGTGGCGTGCTTCGACTCGTAACTGGAGCGGTGGCAACCAATGAAGAGTCGCTGATCAAAGCGGTCGGCAACTTCGAGATGCTTGCATCCATTCCGACGTACTTCCGTGCGAAGATCGAGGTGGACGAGGCAACGGAGTGCAACATCAATGTCGGTCTGGCCGACAGTGCTGCATTGGCTCCGAACAACTGCGTCCAGTTCCGCAAGGACACTGCAGATCTCGATATGGATGTTCTCGTTCGTTCTGCGAGCGCAGACATCGATGTCGATACGGCTGTTGCATCGATTGCTGATGCCACGTCGTTCACTGTCGAGTTCTACTGGGATGGTATCGACCGTGTCTACTACGGCATGAACGGTAACGCTCTGGGCTTCCTCGACGCAGCAACGTTGCCTGTTGGAGTTTTGTCTCCGACGCTCAGCGTATTCGCTGGTGCCGCAGGTGCCGTAACTTTGGACCTCGATTACCTCTTCGCGGCGACCGAGCGTAGCTAAGGAGAGCTGATATGAGACCCGTAAGAGTAACTACTTCGGGAATCAGTACGTCTGAGGTCATTCCGATTGATCAATACCTTAACCCGACTAACATCGGGTTGGGTGTTGATATAACGGCTCCCGCGACGTACACGGTTGAACATACCTTCGACGATGTATTCGACGAAAACTTCAACCCAGCGACAGCTGTCTGGTTCCCTCATCCGACTCTCGCAGCACTGTCCGCCGATGGCGACGGTAACTACGCATTCCCCCCGACTGGTGTCAGGTTGAACCAGACAGCGGGTGCGGGATCGGCAATCCTTAACCTCATCCAAGCAGGGGCAGTCTCATGAGTGGCGCAGGAGCCGGTATTGCCGGAGGCCAGTCGCAGTCTTTTGCTGCACTGGAATTACTTGCTGATCCTCAGCGACTACAGAGCGCGATAGAGGCGTTCAAGTCTGCTGAGGAATCTGCACGTGAGCAAATTACCCTCGCTGGTCCTGCCAGTGAGATTCTTTCCATACGTGCGGCAATCGATGAAGATCAGAAAGCTGCACAGGAAGCGGTCGATGATGCGCTTGATCAAGCTGACGCCATTACGGGAGAGGCGAAGAATCAGGCAGAGTTGATCGTAGAAAAAGCAACACAAGAAGCGAACAGACTGACTGAAGAGGCAGCGAGTCGGAATGAGGGCGCAAAATTAGCGCTAAGTAGAGCCGAGAGTGCCATGGCTGCCGTGGAATCAGAAAAGGGAGCCCTTCAAGTCCGCGAGGATGAGTTGGGTGATGTGGAAGCTGCACTCCAACAGCAAGCTGATGAACTCGCCAGTCGAGAACAAGAGCTTAAAGGAGATCGAGCGCGACTCGTCACAGCACGAGACGCAATCAACGCTGCGTTGTGAGGTAACCCATGACTGCGCAGTCGGGTCTGGGTTTCTCTGGAATTGTAGCGATACAAATTCCGGATGACGGTGCGCCCGGTACAGTCCTTACCAAGCTCACCGCAGACAACTACGACTACGACTGGCTTGCCGGAGGTGGTGGTGCAAGCACCATCATTGTCGAAGATGAGGGTGCCCCAGTCGGTGTTCCGGCAGACACCCTTGACTTCGTCGGCGCAGGCGTCACAGCCAGTGGCGCAGGAACAACCAAGACCATAACGATTCCCGGAGGTGGTGGACCTGCCTCAACCGATTGGCTTGAGTTCGTATCTCAAGCGGTTAATCCGGGCGTAGTAGCAGCCAACACCCTCTACCAAGATGACGGTTCCAACTTTGACGTTGACACTGTCGCGATGGGTGACCTTACGGTTCCGATGATGCTCACTGAGAACGTCGGGTTTGGTAATCCGGGTACTGAGCAAAGCGGCATCTTGGTCAACGGTGCTAACTACGACGCTCACGTGAAGATCAATGATATCGGTGGTGTTCTTGACGCTACCTTTATCCTTCACAGACATTCGACAGTAGCGCCACCGATCATGACGTTCGCTCTGACCAACAGTGATACGTCCGCTCACATCCCTGTTACTTTAGGTCAGACCATCGGGTCCATCATCTTCACGGCATGGACGGGTGCTTCTGGCTACGACTTCGGTGCGGTGATTGATGCTCGCATGGCTCCTACGGGAACCATCAGTGCGACATCGTCTCCGGCTGAGTTGGCGTTCTTCACTGTTCCTGACGGCTCGAACATCGCGCTCCTATCACTGCTCTTAGGCTCTAATCAGTTTTTAATGGGAAGTGTCGCTGCAGGTGGAACGCTGGATCTTCAGGGATCTCAGGATGCTGACCGGGGACGTGTTGAAGTCCATGGAGGCATGGACATCGATTGGGACTGGACGACTGACGCCATCACAGCAGGCGGCATTCGATTTGCAAACACCATTCCGTTGTCAGGCGGCTTGATATCAGCGAACATCTTCTTAGCGAACACCGTCACGGTCAACAACGCTCTGTTCATCATGTCGGCATTGGATGACAACTCCATTCTTACATGGACTGTGAATCCCGGCTTCTCAGTTACAACCCTATTCTTTGCTCGCCAGACTTACCGATCATTGACTCCGGGTATCTCTCCGGCTCAGACCTTCGTGTACGCGGCCCAATGTGCTTATGACATTCAAGGGTCTGGAGCAACAAGTGTTGGCACTTACCGAGCATTAAGTTTTGCCCCGATTCTTCGAGCACGGAATGCTGGTGACACTCTGACCATTGGTAACGTGAACGGTGTGACGGTAGGTCCGCTGTGGAATACGAACAACGCAACAGCCATCGTTGACTTCGGCACCATTCGTGGTGTCCACATGCTCAACCCTGCACAGGCTCTTTTCGGACAGTCTCTCGGTACTGAGCGCGCTGCGAATTACATCGGTCTTGACTTCAACAACATCAACATCTCTGTCACGGGTGTGCGAGCAGTTGTTCGGTCAGCGCTGGTCAATGCAACAGACAATTTCTTCTTACAGAATAATGGCGGAGCGGATTCGGACTTTGGTGCCGGTGACATTTTCTTCGACGATGCAGCTGGGGTTAAGTGGGGCAACACCATCACTGCTCCTGACATGTTCGCGTTCTGGCAACCCTCTCAGTCAGCATTGGCGTTCAGTACGTTCTTCGGTGTCGGAGGTAACCCTCTGTACCTGCGCGCAACAGCCAATGACGAGTGGACCTTCCAACAAGACAACGGAGGCACGTTAGACATTGGCCTCGGCTTCAACACTAACGCTATCGTCTTTGGCACCACAGCACCGACTCCGAACAGCAACAACTGGTTCGTTCAGTTCGCTGGACCAAACCTGCGGCAGGTTCAAATCGGCGGCGAATACTCTGACGTCCTGTGGACTGCTAGCGGATCAATCGATGTAAATGGTCAGGCAGTTTCTGACCTCCAAGCATTCAAGATCAACTCGGTAGCTACCATCTTGAATGGTGGCACAGTCCAAGATTCTTCCACGCTGTACGTTGCTGGTCAGGCAAGCGCGAACGCTACGCGAGTGCAGTCTCTCCGAGTTCTTGGACGTGCGCGAATCGACGGGCACATGAACAACGGCAGCAACGTCGAAGCGCAGATCACTGCGAACCAGAATGACTACCAGCTAGGTACCAATAACAATCAGCGAACGATGAATCTGCTTGACAGTGATGCGGCGTACAACATCACGGGCATCGATTCCTCGTTTGGGTTTGGGCAAGATGGCGACCGAATCTGCCTGTACAACACTGGCGCATTTAACCTGACGTTGACCAATCAAGACGTACTGAGCGCAGCTGCTAATCGCATCATTACCTCGACAGGCGTAGGCTATATCATCGGACCTAACGAATGTGTCTGGCTCTGGTACGACGACACTGGCACAGCTCGTTGGAGGATGTTGGAGGGTACCGGTGCGTAGATTCGACACAGTCTTTCAGAATATTCAGGTCGTCGAGACGACGATCAACTTCCCGTCTGTCCCGTCGAACGGAAGTGTATTCTTTGACGTGGCTGTTACACTCGCGCAGGGCACCGAGGTAATTTCTTTCGCACCGATCACGGACGCGACCAGCTTGGATGATTTGGTCATACAGGTATTTGTCCCGGTGACAGACGTATTGAGGTTCACGCTGTTCAATCCGACAGCGGGAGCTATCGACCCGGACTCGATTGATTGGAGAGTCGTTACCGGGATTGCGAATTCAGAACTAGCGGTGGTGGTATGACGACAATTAACGACGCATGGCAAGCTGGGATTGACGCAGTCGTTGCCGACAACACGATTAACAAAGGCGACTTCGCTGATGCGATTCGCACAGTCATCACGAGTAATTTCAGCAACGCTGAGGCTACCGATTGGATTGATGCGGTTGCAACTGAGTTCAATCGCTTGGGCGTGATCAACAATCCTACTTACAGCAATCTGCGCGGCAACATCATCGACGACGCAGTAGCGCATCGCGCGCTGTTCGATTCGCTCAGTACTATTGGACAGCTTCCGGAAACTCAACCAGCTATCCCAGCTCTGGAGTTGATCGAGCTGCGAGCTGATCGGGATGAGATCAACACAAGTATTGCCTCGATGCAGGGCTTTAAGACTGGCGCAACCCGTCAGGTCAAGGAGGCTTTGAATCAAGGCATCCAAAATTTGCAAGGGCACAAAGAAGAGATTCGGGAACGAATCAGACAGATCACAGGAGACCCAGACTCATGAAGAAGAACGTTGGATTAACCTACGGGGACTTTGAGTTCCCTGCGGAACAGGGCTTCACTGGCTCGCGCGTCAAGGGATTCAAACGCGGTGGTGTAGTGAAGAAAATGGCGGGCGGCTTCATGGGACCTGAACGTGAGATCGCAGTCGATGACGTTACTGTCACCGTACCGCGTGCGAAAGGTGGTGCCGTACACAACAAGCTCGTTAAGCACGGTGCGAAGATGGGCTTTGCCTATGGTGGTCGTGTGAAGGACACCTCCGGCGAGTTCAAAGCCAAGCGTGGCAAGCAGAAGACGATGGACACGGGTGTTCAACCTGCACGTCGTGGGAAGAATGCTCGTAATGCAGCCCAAGCAGAGGCTGGAGGCACTGGACGATTACTGCCCGGACTGAAGAAGGGCGGCAAGGTGAAGTCGAAGATGAAAGGTGTGGCTTCCTCTGGTGGTGGTGCACTGGCTGACGCTGCTCTCCGTAGAGCACGCGCGGTGTTGAAGCCTGACAAGAGGATGAAGGCACCTGATAAAGCAGGTACTGCTGCTTCGAAGAAAGGCATGCCGAAGAACGTGAAAGCGTGCGGCGGCACAGTGCACAAAGCGCGAGGTGGCAGCGTAAAAAAATAGCGAGGCGAGAAGCTGAGGATGTAATGGACAAACACATCAAGGCTCCTCGCCCTCGCGGACATCAGCAACGTCCAAGAGGTGGGCGAGGAAGTCGCGCACGCGGAGCGAGATAGATGCCAACATCAGGAACAGTCGGCTCAACGACATTTTTGAATCAGCAGATCATTGATCATGCTTTTCGTCGTTGCAAAATGGTCGAGCAACAAATAACAGGCGAGCACATTACGATTGCTCTCGACCTGCTGTGGTTGTATGTCATGACGCTCAGCAATAAGGGCATCAAGCTCTGGAATGTTGACCCAATCATCTTGCCTATTTACGAGCGTAACCAGACGGTACCGTGTCCATTGGGAACCACAGACACCTACACCATCAACCTGCGTAATTCTAATCGAGTTACTGGTGATGCAACTGCGTCGGAAGGAACTGCTGATAACGCGTTCGACGGTGACCTGACGACAGCGTGCACGCAGGTGGCTGCTCTCGGTACGATCACCATGGATCTGGGCACGGACGGTGCCACTGCAATTCCCATCTTCGGGATCATGCCTAACGTTTCTGGGACGTGGGACTATGTGATCGAAGCGTCAAACGACAACTTCGCTACGTCGGTGGCTTACATTACGAAGACCGAGCAAGAGGTCGTGCAAGACGAGTGGCTTTGGGAAGATGTGCAGGCACCGAGTCGTGTCACTGAGTATCAGTACTGGCGTCTGCGTGCGACCGGTACGACAGTGCTCGACGTGATTGAACTGTACTACGGGAACAAGCCCAACGAGATTCCGATGTACAAACTCAATCGGAACGACTACGCAAACCTGCCTGACAAAGCGAGCACTGGGCGACCAACGCAGTTCTGGTACGACAAGCAACGTACGCAACCGGAGATCGAGTTGTGGCCGAACCCCGGTGCAGAATTTACATTTGATCAGGTGACAGGATTTATTCAGCGACAGGTGCAGGACGTCGGCGCTCTTACCGATGAGTTGGAGGTCCCGGACACGTGGTACCTCGCTATCGTATGTGAGCTTGCTCGACAGCTGAGCCGTGAGATCAAAGAAGTCGATCTCTCTCAGTTGCCCTACATCGACACCGACGCAGACAAATATTTGAAGGACGCATGGGATGGTGAGACTGATGAATCGGAGGCATACATCCGGCCCAACATCGCACCGTACACGAGGTAAACATGAGCATCTTTTTAGATCCAACCGGGAAGACAACATTCGGCATCGGCATTTGCGCGCGATGCTCATGTAAGTTTTTTCTGGAAGATCTACACTCGGACCCGAACAGTCCGGGGATAAAGGTTTGCATCGATGATCTCGATGACTACGATCCGTATCGTCTGGCTCCGCGTCAGGCTGATCGCATCACGCTGCCGTTTTATCGACCGGACCAAGACCTGACGACAGGAGGTCCAGATCCGAACGTTAACTTTTTGGGTGGCGTGCGTGAGGCTCTTGGTGAGAGTCCACGTGAGACGGAAGACGGCAGGTTACGCGTGCTTGAGTCGTCGGAGATTGACGGAAATGAGGAAGCCTAATGGCGAACATAAAAATATCTGATCTCGCACCAGTAACGCTACCTCTGGACCCAGACTTCAGTTTCTTCGAGGTGCAGACTATCGAGGCTGGCGTAAATGTCAGTCGTAAGATCACTGCGGACGAGATGGGTATTGGCGGCGCGGTTATTAGCGTCAACTCTGGTGTGAACATCACCGTAGATAATACCGACCCTCTCAACCCTATCGTTAACTTGAATGCATCGATCATAGGCATGACGGTTAACGGTGTCGTGCTCAGCTCTATAGGAGGTGCGACAAGCTACCTCGACGAGACAGGTAATTACTCTGTGCCGGTAGGCAGCGGACAGGTGGACTCTGTCGTTGGTGGTCTGAACATCAGTGTCGATGCCACAGATCCTGTGAATCCAATTGTGAATCTCCCTGCTGCGATCTCAGGTATGACGGTCAATAGTGTCATTCTGGATGCGGGTGGTGTCGCAACGAACTACCTCGATGAGACGGGCAATTACTCCGCACCTGCTGGGGGTGGTCAGGTAGATAGTGTCAGTGGCGGCACGAACATAAACGTCTCAGGTACCGCAGTTGATCCAATCGTTAACCTCGATGCTTCGATCTCTGGCATGACTATTAATGGCGTCGTTCTTACGACCGGCGGAGTAGCCACAAATTACCTCGATGAAACAGGTGCGTATTCTGTTCCGCCATCAGGTGCTCCATCAGATCCGCTGATCCTCGGTTCGATCAACTTGACCAGTGCGTTGTCTACTTCAACTCTGGGTGCTCCGTACATCAATGTCCCGATCAACATCGGTGCGAACCTGACTGGTACGCAGGGCATGACGCAGCTCTCACGACAACGCATCCAGACGAAGCCAAGTGCGTTCAGCTTCAACTCCACACTGTTTGTCAATGTTGACGGTGCAGGAACCTCCGGGTCTGACACGATCATCGGTGGACTGAACAGTGCCAACATAGAGATCGAGTTCGGCGTTGCAGTACGACTGCAGCATGGTCTTTCTGGTCTGCACGTACTGGAGACTGATGCGACAGGCATCTATTTGGAACAAGGCTCTTGCTACATCGAACAGAAGGCAGCACAAGGTGCAGTCACTGCTCAACGTGGTGAGTTCTGGGTACGCAATGATGCCCCGAATGTGCCTATGTTTACCGATGATACTGGTGCTGACTTCGTTCTTAACGCTGGGGGTGCTTTCGATCCTGCGAGCGATCAAACCATCACGGGCGAGTGGATTTTCGATAACGCTATCGATGGGTTAGTGCTCGATGTGAGCACGCAGCTCGAAATGCGCAACAATGCTGACACTAGCACGACGTTCATTCAGAACAACGGTCCAGTATTTCAGATAGGCATCGCGGGTGCAGACTTTGGCTCCGGTGTATTCGAGATTGCCCAGACGAGTTTTGTAAGACTGGAGTCGCCGAGCATCTTCATCAGAGAGCAGGCGTCTGCAGCAGACATCAGCGGAGAGGGTCAGCTGTACGTGCGAGCAGACTCATTCTCCAACACATTGGTGTACGTCAACGACAACGGTAGCGAATTCGAAGTAGCAGGCATTCCATACAACGGTGATCTTCTTGATGGTTCTTTTCTCATGGCGACTACGACCTACACTGGTGTGGTCAACATAGCTCCGAAGCCTAATACGTTTTACACATTGATTATCACGGGGCAGATGACTACCCCGAATGCTGCTGATGACGGCAAGCTTGAAATAACTTGCGACACCAACTCTGTCTTGACTGGGCTTTACACTGATTCGATGGGGGCATCTGAAGGGATAAGAAGCGCTTTGGGCGAAGTGATCACCAACACCATCGTTGTCGATACTGACGGCAGCGGAGTTGATGATGGAACCTTCTTCACCATTGTGTGCATGTTAAAGACAGGGGCAACAGGACAAACTGTATCCCTGCGAGTCGCTAAGAATGCTGACGCGGGAGGAGATGGTTTATGCACCTTCCCCACGATGTCAGTCGTACCACTAGTAGAAGCATAAATTTCAACCAAAGCAAAGAGGATATAAAAATGGCAAAGCAAGAAGTATCAGCACAGCAGATTCAAATGGCTGCAGCGGCAGGTGTAAAACTATTACAGGTAGATGACCTGCCGGTACCGCTGTCGGTCGCAAAGTCTGGCGCACTGGGTGTGCTCGAAGGGATGTTGCAAGCACTAGCAAGTGGTGAAATCGGGCTTGCAGCACCTCAGCCAGAAAATATTACGGGAGGTGCGCCCAACCCTCCTATAGCTCCCGTGGAAACCCCACCCCAAGGGGACCAGCCTCCAGCAAACGACGCAGGGGCAAACGGAGACGGGGGCGAACCAAGCGCTGAAGGATAAGGTATGAAAGTCACGAAAGAGCAGGGTCTACATATCACACTGGCAGGGGTAGTTGCTTTTCTACCTCTGCTACCGATCATGTGGTTCATTGGGAAGCCGGTTATCTCAACGGCACTCGCAGAAGACATCAAGTCAGCGGCTCAGCAACAAGCTCAGCCAATCAAGAATGCTTTTGTCGCTCTGCTCGTTCGTGACATCAACGCTACGAGGAAAGAAATTGCAGCGTTGAAATTCCGTCAACGTCAAGACACCGACTGGACTGTGGATGACGCGGAGTATCTGGCCGACCTAGAGATAGAGTTGGAAGCACTGCGTGAAGCGAAGGTCGCTCTTGAGGTGGAGAATACATCTTGATTGACCGAGAACAATTTATCGATCTGATCATCGAGCCGACTCTCGAAGATCTGGGCTTGTACTCTGCAGCAGCCTCCGAGCTGGTGCTGGGCACATGTCTTCAAGAGTCGAGGCTGGTTTACATCAAGCAGCTGGGCACTGGTCCAGCGCTGGGCGTATGCCAGATGGAACCAGCCACGCACGATGACATCTGGGACAACTACCTGCACTACCGTGACAAGTTAGCGAACGCAGTGTTGGAGATGGGTGGTCCCGATGCCCGTGAACTGATCTGGAATTTGAAATACGCAGTTGCGATGTGTCGTGTGCATTATAGGCGTGTGCGCGCTCCTCTTCCCCAGTCAGGTGACCTGAAACATCAGGCAGCTTACTGGAAGGAGCACTACAACACAGACCTCGGACGTGGCACGACGGACGAGTACATCAATAGTTGGAGGGAAGGACATGAACGTTAACACTCTCGTAGGAGCATTTATTGCAGCGCTGATTCTATTCGGATCGAGCGTCGTAACGCTATTCACCAACAACCCTGACATGACGTTCGCTGATCTATCCACGGCAACGTGGGTCTCTCTGGTTGGTGGTGCGGCAGTTGCATTTCTCAAAGACTACCAAGCCTTAACCACCCGACGCTTGGTGAACAAAGTCACTGGAACGGGTGATGGAGGTATTTAGTGTGAGGAAACTCGACTATCGCTACGCATGGTTAATGCTATGGCTCTTTGCTCTTGCAGGGTGTCAGTCAGCTAATCCTATTGCGGCAGCAGAAACACCGGAGCAGCGAGCTTATGCTGCTTACGGCACGTTTGTCATCGTGCAGGAAAAGGCGGCTGATCTCGTTGAAGAACCGTCTATCTCTCGCGGTGTCAAATTACGCATCATTCAGGCAGAGGAACGAGCGAAGCCGGTGGCCGACAGTTTGTTGGATGCCTACACAGCCTTTCTAATTATCAAAGCTGAGTTCGACGCGGGAGAAACAAGCGAACAGCGCTTTATTTCTGCGTCGAGGGAACTTGATGGTTGGGTTACAGATTTGGCTCCCCTGATGAATGAATTAATTCGCAACATCAAAGGAGCACAAAACTGATGGATCCAATCTCACTAGCAATACTCGCAATCAATGGTCTGAGCACAGTGCTGTCCAACCCTGCATTGGGTGGTGGCACCAGCGTGAAGTTCGGCCAAGCCTCCGAGCTACTCAGCATACTCGGTACCCTAATCTCACAGGGTGACGATGCGCTCGACGATCTCAAGGAGTTCACTGCAGCCATTGAAGCTATGGCTGCAGAAGGCAGGCCTCCTTCGGACGACGAATGGAGCATCATGCGTGCACGATCCGACGATGCGCACGCACGTTTGCAGGCAGCGAAGGAGGAGCTTCTTGAAGAAGAAGAGCCGGAAGAAACTGTGGACGACGAAGTACCAACCGACCCCGTTGACCCTGAACCAACTTCACCCGCAGTGGAAACACCGACTGAAGAGCCGGTCGATCCACCTGAAGAAGAAGACCCACCCGTAACCGGGTGAGTAGGAGTAGCTAATGCCGGTCTCGATGACATTCGACTCACTTCAAGCGGATCTCCGCGCATATTTGGAGCGAGGTACAGCTGTCGATCCAACCGTATTCGACCAGTTGCCCAGCCTGATCAATTTGGCTGAGCGTGAGCTGGCAAACCGGTTGAAGATCCTCGGCTTCGTGACTGTGGTCACAGACACGTTAGGTGTCGGACAATCGGTAATACCAAAGCCTGATCGCTGGCGTGACACTATCAGCATCAACTTCGGAGTCGGCGCGACACAGGTACGCACCCCCTTGTTCGCCCGAAGCTACGAGTACTGTCGGCGCTATTGGCCGGATGAAGATTTGACATCGCAGCCCAAGTTTTACGCGGACTATGATTACTTCAACTGGCTGATAGCTCCGTCAGCTGACTTCGCATATCCATTCGAGGTCAATTACTGGGAGTTGCCTGCGCTACTGGATAGCACCAACCAAACGAACTGGACGACGGACTTTGCCCCGAACGCCCTACTTCATGGCGCGCTCCTGCAGGCAACTCCATTTTTAAAGAACGACGAACGGATCGCTACGTGGGAAGCAATTTACGAGAAGGACGTTGCGATTCTTGAAGGGCAAGACATCAAACGCATCGTCGATAGAAACGTTACGAGGGAGAACGTCTGATGGGTTACACCAACGTATTCGGTGGAGAGTTGCTGTTCCCTTCACAGACCAGCTACCTCCTAATCACAACAGCTGTTGACGCTACACTCGTCTGGCCGCTTGAGCAGCAGATCGAAGGTAACAATGTTGTCGCAGATTTTCTCGACATCGATGCCACGGTAGGTGGTCTCAACATTGACATGCCTGACGCGCGACGTGCGAGCACAGGTAACAAGACCACGGTCAACAACATTGGCTCCCAAGACTTCACCATGCGCGATGCTACAGGCGGAGTGATTCAGTTCGTCGGTCAAGGTGAGCAATGGGTCCTCGTTCTGACAGACAACTCGACAGAGGCAGGCATCTGGTCAGCGTTCCAACTGGGCGCAGCAACAACGCTCGCTTCTGCATCTGCACTGGCGGGCGCAGGCTTGCAAGCTGGTGGTGGAGGTCTGCTCGAACAGATCATCGACTCTGATGAGGAGGCTGCTACACCATTCAACATAGTTGATGGCGACCGGGCGAAGTGTCTGATCTACACGGCAGGTGCAGGTACCGCGAACTTGCCATCAGCAGGAACAGTCTTCAACAACTGGTTCTGCATGCTGCGCAATTCTGGCAGCGGCACCCTCAACGTCGTGCCTCCAGCGGGTAACATCGATGGTGGTGCGAGTCTCAACCTCGACCCGAATGACAGTGCATTCTTTTTCACAGACGGTGTTGATTGGTACACCATCGGACTTAGCTCCGGCTCGACCATTGCGTTCGACTTCGTGTCGCTTGCGGTACCGGGCTCCGGTGACTTCATCCTGTCTGGTGCGAACCTCGACCGCATATCTTATCGGTTCACAGGCGCACTGACGGGTAACCGACGCATCATCGTACCGAACACGACGCAACAGTACTGGGCAGACAACCAGACGAGTGGTGCTTTCACGCTGGAGGTTGTCACTGCAGCAGGTGTAGGAATAACTGTCCCGCAGGGGCAGAGCGTAATTACTTATTGCGATGGCACCGACGTAATTAACGCGACGTCATCCACTAGTGTGGCGTTCCCGATCACCATTGGTCAGGGTGGTACCGGTGCGACGACAGTGGGTGGTGCACAAATTAATTTGCAGGTGCCTCCGGACTCACGGCTGATCGATACCGGTGCTGGATTGTCAGGGGGTGGTGACCTTACCGGTGACCGCACGTTGCTGCTCGACATCAACAGTGCGAACACGACACCTGTGATGGCAGCGGGAGACTTCCTCGCGTTCGAGGACATTGACGACAACCTAACGTACAAGGCGACGATTCAAGAGATCATCGACCTCGCAGGTATCACCGTTGAAGATGAGGGAGTACCTCTGGCGACACTGGCGAGTACCCTCGACTTTGTTGGCGACGGTGTCGTTGCTTCAGGTGCAGCTGGAACCAAGACGATCACCATTACGACTGCGATACCTCTTGTTCTGCTGGACAACGAACAGATTCGGTTCGGCACAGGCAACGATGTGCAGATGGAGTTTGATGGTACGAATTTCCTCATCTCCGGTGGGGAAGACATCTTCATCTACGAGAACGCTGGGGTCACTCACCAGCTTGCTCTGATGAACTTCAGTGGTGGCGTTGCAATAGAGATTGAGACCGGAACTGGCGACATGTATATCAACGATGTCGTTCAGGGAACTGGAGCCTTCGTCAGATCCTACATCAAAGGCTTTGCATCTGATGGTGAGGTCTGGATTCACTTCGGTGGTGTTGGCGTACTCAGAACTGCTCCAGTATCTGGTGCCGCGTATCCCTATGAGGGTACCAGTGGCGGAGCCCTGCTTAACAACAACACGACAGGTACCGGTTCCAACGAACGTATCACCACCTACACCGATCACATGATGACGGGTGGACTTCAAGACGACCGCAACCTGACCACTACGATGGCAGATGACAATCGTCTGTTCAGTGGTCGTCCTTGTCGCCAAGGTTATTGGAAGTTTGAGATCTTTGCTTACTTCCGAGATGTTGGTGGCACCTCTAACGTAGAGTTTGATTTCGACGGTGACGCTAACATCTCTGAGTGCAACTACGCCTATGATTACGGGACGGAAGATGGTGTCCCATCAGGAAGCGGTTATGGGGATGACAAGACCACGGACCAGCTGATCAATCTGGGCAGTGCTTCTGAAGAGACCATGGTTCGCATCACCGGTCGTTTCCGCATGAGTGCTACTGGCACGTTCAGGTTCCGCTGGGCTCCGACAGTGAGCCAACTCGATACTGTGAGTCGTATGCGCGGCTCATGGATGACGGTGTGCCCAATTGAGATAGGTGTTTAATGGCTGAACAACCTGCATTGCTAGCGTCTGCCCCCGGTATCAAACGGGACGGAACGCGTTTCGACAGCGAACACTACCTCGACGGTATGTGGTGCAGGTTCCAGCGTGGCAAACCAAAAAAGATTGGCGGCTATCAGCAGGTCACCGACACCGTGCCAGAGATTACTCGTGGCATGCACTCGTTCTCTGCTGACAACATTCAGTACCTCCACCTTGGACACCCGAACACTCTTGGTCAGTACTTGGTGTCGCAAGGATCACTGAACTCATTCAATGATCGAACCCCCGCTGGCTTCAGTGCAGATCTCAACAACTTGTGGCAGTTCGATGTCTTCGCTGATACCAGTGGCACAGGCAACCACGTGCTGATGGCACACGCAGCTCCGAATGCAGCGAACATCGACAACTCCGTGGCAGGGTTGCTGTACATCGATTCCATCGAAGCAGCTACCGTACTCAACACGACAGGTCTGCACGTGGATTGGAACGGTGGTGCTGAGGGTCCTGTTAGCGGTGGCGTCGTAGTCAGTGGTGTGTACACGTGGGCCTTCGGCAGTGACGGACTCATCCTTCAGTCAGTAGCCAACAATCTTTCGATGCAGCCGACTGCCATCAACATCGGTACGCAAAAGATTGTGAAGGGCATGCCTCTTCGCGGATCTGGACAAGGTCCCGCTGCATTGTTCTGGTCGCTCGACTCCGTTATTCGTGCCACCTCTACTGGTGCTACTCCTGCTTTCGCGTACGACGTCATTGCTCGTGGCACATCCATCATGAGTTCGCAGGGTGTCATCGAGATGGACGGCATTTACTACTGGCCCGGTGTGGATCGTTGGTACATGTTCAACGGTGTCGTGCGAGAAATTCCAAACAACATGAATCAGAACTGGTTCTTTGACAACATCAACTTCAGTGCACGGCAGAAATGTTTCGGCATGAAGATCCCACGCTACGGTGAGCTGTGGTGGTGTTATCCAAGAGGCAGTGCTACCGAGTGCACCCACGCAATCGTTTACAACGTGCGCGAAGGTTACTGGTTCGATACTCCGTTGCCTGACAATGACGACCTCAATCAAGGTCGCTGCGCAGGCATCTACGCCGACGTGTACGAGCGTCCCTTCATGGTGGACAACTTTGAAACGTCAAACGGTCGCACGATCTGGCAGCACGAGACAGCGTTCGACAAGATCCGTTTGAGTAACATCAGCGCAATACGTTCGTTCTACGAAACGCATGAGTTTGCCCTGCTGGACCAAGGTGATTCGAACAAGTCTCTGCGGGTTGCACGGATCGAACCTGACTTCGTTCAGGCAGGTGACATGACGGTAGAGGTGAAGGGTCGTGCGAACGCCAAAGCCGACGTCGTGACCTCTGATCCAGAGACAATTTTTGAGACACCTTCGGCAAGCGACGAAGAAACTGTTAAATTTAAGGACATCCGTCGGCTGATGAGCTTCAAATTCGAGTCGAACACTGGCGGAGGCAACTTCGAACTGGGCAAGACCTACGCGCATATCGAACCGGCAGACGGGAGGGTCGAGTCATGAGTGTTGTCGATCCACGCGGCTTCGAAGACGTACGCGACTGGGCTGACATCATGACCGGGCAGCTGGGCTTCTTCACTGACCGGAATCAGGGAGCCGACGATAACTACGAGCGCTTGGACGACCCTTCGCAGTGGCAGGACTGGGCTATGGGCGTGTTCGGAGGTACCGATGCACTGGGACAGGACGTCCCCGATCCAATGGATTATGACGACTGGAAAGAGTGGGCAATGAGAATGTTCTCAACAACGAATTTCACAGGATAGAGCGATGGCTAACCAAAATACTTCCAGAGGACCAACAGCTGCCGAAGGCATCCGTGCACGACGCGGTCTCGCATCCATGCTGACAGAGCAAGGAGGTGATCAAGAAACTGTTGATGCCGCTGAGCTGATCGAGTCCGTACCGGGTGGTCCTGAGATGCTGTACTCCTTCGCTGCAACTGAGTTGCTGAAGAAGGCAGGCGTCAAGTCATCAGAAACCAGAAAGGTCAAGCTCTACGAGATCGGTGGCTACGTCGAAAAGGCCGAGGGTGGTCTGGCGAAAGCTGCTGAGACGACACGTCGAGGTGGACGTAACGGTGACTCCATGATGGTGCACATGACGCCGGAAGAGCTGGGAGTCCTCGAAGGAATGTGGGGCAAGGCCGACATCAACCCCAACACCGGCATGCCCGAGTACGGTTTCTTCTCCAAGATCTGGAAGAAGGTAAAGAAGGCAGTCAAGAAAGTTTTCAGTTCCGACATCTTCAAAGTCGTTGCTCCAATCGCACTGAGCATCTTCGCTCCCGGACTGGGCTCGTGGATCGGTGGCGCACTGGGTGCGTCAGGCACAACGGCTAGTGTGGTAGGTAACGCGCTACTCCGGGGCGGCATGTCCGCAGCCGGAGGTGGTGATTTCATGACAGGCGCAATGACAGGTGCTATCTCTGGGGGTCTGGGCGACGTAGCAGGTGGCTTCGTCAAAGATGTCGCTCCCGGATTGTCTGACAGCACTGCAGCCATCGTTGGATCCAGTCTGGCGAGTGGCGCAGGTGCTTCACTGACTGGAGGCGACTTCGTCGAGGGTGCCATGTCAGGCGCGCTCACCCAGATGATGCAGCCGACGATGGAAGGCATCACCGCGAAGGGTCAGGAAATATTCAACCTCGAAGATCCGGGTGCCGGTGGCATCTTGGCAGTGCGTCCAACCGAGACGGGTGCGATGTCGCCAGTTGCAGAACCTCCACAAGATCTGATCACCCTCGGTGGTGGTGCGAAGGAAGCACCCCTTGAACCTCTGATGAGCCCGGTCGATCCTGCGCTGATGCCAGAGGATCCGTTCGCCGGAGCAGTCGCACCACCCGCAGTTGGTGGCGCAGAAGCTGCTGCAGCACCAGCCCCGGCTGCTGCTCCTCCGCCTGCAGGATCGGAAGACCTGCTCATGAAGTACGGGCTCCCGCTGATGGCAGGCATGGGTGCACTGGGTGGTGGTGGCGAAGAGGATGTTGGACCTCCTCAGTTGCCCCCTCATCTGATGGAGCCGCTGCCACTTTACGACAGCACCCGTCAGTTCATCGGCCCGACAGATCCGAATGCGTACTACACGTACGGGTCTCCGGGGGCAGCGCAGACAGGCGAGAGCTTGTTCATCACTCCAGATCCTTTCTCTGGGGAGACGGGCACGCCTACACATCCCGGCCCCGCTGGTGGACTGGGAGCTACCGGAGTGGGTGGCATCCAGCAGATGATTGCTGCAGGTCAGCCCATCCCAGCAGCCATGGTCCGAGGTAACGGTGGGCGTCTCGCGCAAGCTGGTTACACATTGGATCAGAATACGCAGACGTGGATGCCACCGCAGCCGTTGGGTCAGGGCACCGGTTTCCAACGCGGAGGTTACTTCGATCACTTCGCCCAGAACGAGGACGTACCGGCCACCATACCCACTATGAGCGCTTCTGGCGGCTACACACAGGGACCGGGCACAGGTAGGTCCGATGATATTCCAGCGCGACTGAGCGACGGTGAGTACGTCATAGACGCTGAAACGGTCGCACTCTTGGGCGACGGTTCCGGTAGTGCTGGGGCGAAACGTCTCGATGAGATGCGTTCGAACATGCGCAAGCACAAATCAAAGAACCTGAGCAAGGGTGGCTTCAGCCATAAGGCCAAGTCACCTGAGGCTTACATGGGACGGCTTCGAGCCGCAGCAGGGAGAGCGTAATGCCTAGCACTTCGAACTTTCTCTTTGAGGGCAGACCTCCGCAGTCAACTACGACTTACGGACAGACCGTCGAAG